CAAGAAGACGGTCATACGCCTTCTGTACAAGACCTGCACCGCCGACTGTACCACCAAGAGTGGTAGAGCCTGTGGATGTATATGCGTTAGGCATATGCGGTCACCTCCAAGTGACTATGAACGGATAAATTATTGTTGCGAGCGAAGAATTGCTAGAATGTCCTCTTCGGATGTTGCTTGGGACATTCTGTATTCAATATCATTTGCTCGGTCTGGTGTCAAAGCGTTCTGTGTAACCAAGTCTTGATTGCGCAACGCTGCGCGGTCCTGTTGGTTTACATCTGACTCTTCTGCAACCGTTAGTCCGAACAAGTCTGCATTATCGTCAAGCCAGTTAGAAACTGACTCCTCGTTAATTTCATCCAAGTCCTTCATTACTAAACGGGCTGCCTTAAGATTGACACCCTTCTTTTCTAGTGTCGACTTGACAATTGCCTCACGCTGCGCCTTGGAGAATCCCTCAAGTTGCTCTGTAAGTTCTTTGATACGCTTCTCGTCTGCACGCTTGGCTTTACGCAACTTTTTAAGTAAGTCGCTTCCATCCATCGGTGCTTCTTCGATTGTATCTAGGTCATCGTCTTCGTCGTCCCAGTAGTTGTTGCTCATAGCAACGCCACCCTTCTATTCGTAGTTAGTTCGCAGGCCACAGATTCCATTCGGGGAAATGGTCTGGCTCCTACTGTCGGTCTATTACGCTGGCGGGGCCGATGGGTCCGCTCAGGATTCTATTATATTGCTCTATTTGCTCTGTTACGTGATGCTAGGCTTCGTGAGCCAAATGTTCCAGAAGCGCTAGAGAAGCGTGCTGCTTCCTTTTCTGCTTCTAAACGAATTTGTTCTTGTGCCTTTACATCTTGCTGGAAGAGAGATTTAATGATGCTCTCTTGAGCAGCAGCAGGCTTAACTGCTTGTCCTGTGCTAATTTCAGTCAACTTCTGCAATGGCTGTGCGCCCTTTGCAACTGTACCGAAGTTAGTAAGTGAAGTATTGTAATCAAAGTTTCTAGCAGCAATATCTGCAGCAAGTGCGCTTTCAAGAGCAACGCCTTGTGACTTAGCAGCAGATAGTACGCTAACTTCCTTGATTTGCTTCTGTAGTTCTTCTGCACCACGCTTACCAAGTAGCAGTGCCTTAGCAATAGATGTTCTATCTACTCCTGGTGCTACTGCCTGTAGGTCTTTCTTAAGTTGCTCTGGTGCGTTATCAATAGTCATAAACACATCGTTGACTAGGTTAAGTACTGTGGCAACTGACTTTCCAGTTCCTAGAACCTCGCCTAGTAATTCTTGAGTTGCTAAATCTGCTAACCCAACTTCACGTAGTTTATCACCAAGTGTTGCTTCTGACTTGAAAAACTCTGCAATAGTTGGCACGTCAATTGCCTCACCCTTTGCAAGGCGGTCCTGCAGCGCATACACACCAGCAAAACGCTTAGTGAATGGCTCAAGAACTGGATTGTTACGTGCATCCTGTAGTGCAAGATTAAGTGACTCATCAATGGTAGAACCACTCTTGTAGTAACTTGATACAACCTTAAACAAAGCATTAGCCCATGGTTGTGACATTTCTTTTGCACCAAAGAACAATGCAAGTGTATTCTTAAAAGTATCCTGGGCAAGTGTTCTTTCACTGCCAGTTTCAAAACCAGTTGCACCTGGATTTACAAGTGTGTTGGTCCAACCTGCAACGTTATCCCATACCCAGTTACCAGCCTCTGTAGGCTTTGCTGGCATCTTGTATGTCTTTGACACTGGGTCATACACGAATGCTGGAGGAGTACCTACTGGTCGGTCAGGTGTTATTGTAACTACCGTAGTTGTAGGGTTAGTCGTTACTGTTGTGGTTGTGGGGGTTGTTGTAGTCTTTGTAGTCTTAAGTCCAGTACCAGATACTAAATTGCCCTGTGCATCATAAACGTTACCAGACTCAGTTGTGCGTGTAGTTGGAATGGGTGTACCAATTGGGAATACTTCTTTGTATGTTCCAACTCCGCCCGCACCTGTGCGTACGAATTCAATTGTCGCACCTGCTGCTTTACCTTCTTGGGTTAATTCAGGTTGAACCTGCGCTTTGTAACCAGCAGTAATACGAGCATTTGCTTGTGATGCAGTTTCACCTGGAAGGCGTGCTGCTCTATCAGTACTCTTTATACCAGTAGCAACTTGTTCTGCTGTCTTGGCATCAATCTCTGCCTGTGTTAATGCTTTAGATGATGGCTTTGCTGCAGAAGCAGCCATAATACCAGCAAGGCTTGTTGTGTCAACCATTATACTCCAAATCCAAACGCTCTTGCAAGCCCTGTTGCTGCATCGCGTGCGTTCTCATTTGCTTCTTGTGTGAGGTCGTACTTAGGGTCGTTCTTAGCCTTGAGGACCAAATCATAGTATGATGGTTGTTGACCCTTACCATCTGGACCTGCGTAGTTAAGATATGACATTACATATGGGTTATCCATCTTAATTGTCTTTGGGTCCATCTGCCATGTCTTTGCTAGCATATTGATAACAGGAGAAGCAATATCGTATGTAGTCAATGTTGGGTCTTTATCAAAACGGTCTGCAAACTGTGGGTACTCTTTTTTGGCAATCTGCTGTAGTTCTACGTTGTAGTCTTCTACAGTCTTGTTACCCATTGCAATTTCTTTAGCGGCACGACGCATGTCGTTTTCTGATACACCAAGAAGTTGGAATGCGTCTACTAGACCACGAACCTTAGCAAAGGCATCAAGTGCCTTAGCGCCTAACTTACTCTCGTCCTTAAAGTCAATCTTAGAGTAGATAAAGTTCTTTGCAAAGTCTGTAGGCTTAAAGAATGATGGGAACTCTTGACGAGCAACAGATTCCACAATCTTCTTCTGTGCTTCTGCAGTTGCACCAGGTGTAATCTTTGTACGAGCAGATGTAACAATCTTTTCGATTTGCTTGTTCTGCTCTGTTTCAAAAGCCTTCATAAAGTCTTTGATATCATCTGCAGTCAACTTACCCATAAAGTCAGCCTCTTTCATGGCCGCTTCAAGAAGCGCCTTGGCTGAGTTATAGGTTAGTTTAGTTACAGATGTTTGAGTTGAAGACTGTGATGTATCTGATGGCTTACCAGCATCGGTATTCTCGGCTAGCAGGCTCTGTAAGAATGGCGCGATACTTGCCAAGATAGCAGCATCTTGCGCATCCTGGTTAGGTGTTGCTGATTTTTCTGCCATTAGTTAACCGCCTTCAAACTGTCGTTATCGAAGTAATTCTTAATTAGAGTCTCCAAGTTAGGGTCCCACTGCTTTACATACTGAGCAACCCACTGGTTGTACCCATCACGAATTACAGCCTTACGAGGGTCGTAATCTGGTAATGATTGATAGAATGTAACAAAGATGCTACGTGCTTTCATAAACAACTGAGTGTCTTTCCAGAACTGACTATTCTGTTGCTTACCCATAAACTTAGGGTCTTGGGTAATAAGAGTCAATGCTCGAGCATACTTGTAAGATGTATCTCCGCTAGCAGATAGTTGGTACTCATCATACCATGCTTGGCTTTGATTCTTAAATGTAGTCTCTACTAATTGCTCTAGTGGAGCCTTTAGTTCTGGGTGAGCACGTAGTGTCTTACCATCAGTAATCTTAGCCTCTAGTGCATCACGAACCAAGTTATATTGGTCCCATGTACGCTGCTTCATGCGCTCGCGCTCAACTTCTTGAGGTGTTAACTTGAAGTCATTGATGCGCTTGCTGCTGCCAGGAAGTACAAGGTTAGGATTACTTAGGATAGAAAGAATATTGGTTGACTGCTCTGCTGGGTCTCTGCTGAGGTCGGCAGTCAATAGACTTACCAATCCAACATCGCCCTTTTCAATTGCAGCAAGTTTACCAACTAGGTCATCATTATCTTCAAATACGCGCTTGTATGCTTCGTATGTTGCTGGGATACTAATGTTCTTTGTAGAGCCAGTAAAAGTAATACGGTCAAGCATGAACTTAGGACCCATAATAGCAAGCATTTCATCGCCTGCAGCATCACGTGCCTGCTGTGTTCCATAACCCATCTTGTTGTACTTCTCAAGCAATTTATAGTACAAGTTAGTTGACATGCGCATAGGGTTGGTCTCTACCTTGAAAGGTACACCAGTGATAGAGGCAAAGCCTGAAATGAACTTCTCAGTCCATAGCGCCTTTACTTCTTTTTCAATCTCTGCATCTGATGGGAACTTATCAGTTACACCCATCTCAACTAACATCTTGTGGTAGTTGTACACTGAGCGCCATGATGCTAGGTAATCTGCTTTGCCTGGGTTACCAGTTGCAGCGTTCCATAACGAATTAGCCCAAGGTGGTGTTAACTGCTTAGTTAAAGATGTAGGTGCTCCATATGGAAAGATAATATCAAAGTAGTTTGTACCATTGACAGTAAGCGCTTCCTTGATACCTTCTTCTGTACCAGGGAAGTTCTGCATTACCTTACCAACAGATAGTGCTGTGATAAATGATGGAGATGGCTGGTTAAGTAGGAATCCAAGAGACTTTGCATTCAATGCAATACCCTCATCCATATATCCAAGACCCATTTCTTTGGTTCCTGGTAGGATTAGGTGTGTCATATCTGCTAGGTTCTCAGTTGGATTACCGTTCTCATCTACGCCGAAGTTTTGGAATACTCGTCCATAGTTATATGCAAACTGTGTAGCACGAACTGGGTTCTTTGCTGCAAGTCGACCATAGCGATAGAAAGCATTAACTGTTGCTGTTGGAAATGCTACGGCAAAGCGTGCATTGTGCAGCAAACGGTTCTCACGGCGAACTGTGTAAACAGTCTTCTCAAGTTCTTGAATTGCTTCACGACCAGCAGATTGACGTAGTGCGTTCCAGCGTGCTGGTGTCATTTCGATACCCTGCTGAATCATGTACTCTGCTTTACGAGCCATTGCATCTAGTGCAACGTTATCAAAGAATGCATTACGGATAGGATTTTCAGCACTAGCCATCTTGCGGAAAATCTTTGCGCTAAAGTTGTTAACAGCGTTACTCAACTCAGCATACTTGCCAACACCTAGGTTGGCTGAGCCGTAGTTGTAGTTACTTGGCACAATGTCGTAGAGTTCATCTACATATGGTGCAAGCCATGTCTGTAGTTCTTGTCCTGTTACTTCGCGCTGTAGGATTGCTGCACGTGCCTCAAATGATGGAAACGTACGGTTAACCAAAGCAATCTTATCTGCAAGGTATGAGTTAACTTCTTTAGGGTCAAATACATCAAATGCACGTAGGTACTGGATACCAGCACTGCTAGATGCCCAACGTTGCAGTTCGCTAATTGGTGTGTTACCTAGAATTAAATCGATAAGTGGGTCGCCACGCATTACGCGGTTAGCGATGTATTCTAACTCACCAAAGTATAGTGGGTCTGATACGCGTACTACATCTAATGGAATCTTGCGCTCTATCAGAGACTTGCGAGTTCCAACAGATAATTCGCCCAAGAAGTTAAGGTCAGCGGTACGTGCGTTACTGATTTCTGCACGTATTGCTGCGCTAAAGTTCTTATCTCCAGTTACGAATGAATCAATCGCAACGTACTGCCCATTGACCATACGATACTGTGACTCTTTAGCATAGTAACGCTTCTTAAACTTTGCAGTCTTGCCCCAGACATCTGCCTGTTGCTTGAGTACTGGACCTAGTTCATTAAGAACATTGTCAATATTCTGATATGCTGCAGCAACTGCGTTGTCAGCATCAACGATGACCTGCTTATTGCTTGCCATCTTGTTAATAACATTTCTGTAGTTAGCAATAGCAGCCTTTGCTAATGCAATCTCTGCTGCTTTTGCTGCAGATGCTGGCTTAGACTCTAGGAATGCAATACGGCGTTCTAGTGTTGTAACACCTGGAATTGCTTCTTTGACACCTAGTGGAACTACTGCAGAGCGCAAGTCTAGTTCTACTTCATCTAAGATAGATGATGCTGCCTTGAGTGCTTCACGTGCTGCAGTTAAGTGCTGTGCCTTAGTTGCAGGTGATGTGTTTCCAGATAGCAAGTCTTCTAATGAAGCCTGTGCGCTATCCTTGATTGCTGCTGCGCGAGCATACATTTGCTTCTTATCAGCAACTGCTTTGTTGACAGCAATACGCTCTTTGCGATTCTTAACCTTACTACCAAGACCCATACCCCAGTTACCTAGGTTACGTAGTGCATTAGTAGAGATATTCGCTGCATCTTGCCATAAAAATTCCATACCCTGTGCAATAGTTGCACTAACGATAGGCTCACCAAGTGACTGCTTAACAATGTACATAGGACGTACAAGTACGTCAAATGTCCATAGACGGTTAAGGTCGCGGAATACTTGCTGACCAATGTTTGCTGTTGCACGTGCGCCAGCCTTTAGAGCACTCTTTTCAGTAGTTGCAATAAACTGGCTCTCGATTGCATCCCAAGGTGTAAAGCGATATGATTCAGTCATCTGGCGGATTGTCTGTGGGTCTACCAGAATCTGGCTACCATCATGACCAATACCAAAGCCATTTTGCTTTACTGATTCAATACCACGATTTACATTACCACGGAATGAACGGATGTGTGCTGAAATCTCACGCTCGTCATAGATACCAGCCTTGTATGCAAGCATACGACCGACTGACTCATCAATCTTATCAAGAACTTCTACTTCGTTCTTTCCAAGAGCCTTCATGTATTCTTCTTCGAAGACGCGACGTACGTCTGCTACCTTCTCGAATACGTTAGGTGCTGTTTCAACTTTGGCTGCGCCATCCTGGAATATCTTAAGGTTATTAAGGAATGCATTAAGTTCTACACGACCATCAAGTGGACGTACTCCAGAGAATGTAACAAAGCCTAGTGGCTTGTACTCTGATTGGCGTGTGCCAAACTTTACTAAACGTACCGTTGCACGACCTAGACCCTTACCAAGTTTAGTCTCAAAGATATCAGCAAACTTATCAAACTCACGGTATGCTGCAACTGACTTAAACTCACGAATCTTCTCGCCTGCGCGGATAGCAGCAGCCTTACCAATTACTGGTTCCATTGGGTTGTATAACTTACCACCAGGAGTTAGGCTGTAATCAGGGTCAAAGAATGCATCACGAATCTTTACAAACTGTGGCTCATTAGCAATAGCAGCATCAAATGCTGACTTCAAGCGTGGAACAGCAGGACCTTCTGGAATGTAGGTCTGCCCAGTCTGCAAGAACTTGTTCTGCAACTGAGATGAAGTACCTGATAGGTCAAATAACTTATCTGGTGCAGTAGCAGCAAGACGCTCTAGTGCAGCGATATTACCTTTATCTGCAAGAAGCAAGTCTTTGATTGCATCTGCATCTGTTGCTTCATGAATAAGCGGAATAAGTTTTTCGTTAGTACTATACTTAGTTACAAGGTTGGTGATTACTCCCCAGTCCTTGCTCTCTGCAAGTACAACTGCATGGTTTCCTGATACTGTCTGAGAACCCATAGCGCCATTAGTCTTAGCGTATTGGATACCATTTTCCATATCCAATGCTAATTGGTCTACAGTCTTGTTCTTAGTATAAAGACCAGCCTTACCAAAACCTATTTTACCACCAGCAACTGCGAGTCGGCCTACGCCACCAAGGGCAGCGTTACCAACTGCAAAGTCAGTAACACCTGTAAACCAGCGACCAACTGCATTATCTACAAAGTTTTGCTGTAGACTTTGGTCATTCCACAAATCAATCTTATTAACATCTAGTCCACCCATAGGTAGAATTACTGCTGCGAGACCGCTAATAGGTGTCATGTCTGACATTGTAAGTGCTTGACCTACAGATACCTTAGCACTGCGGTTGTATGCAGCCTTTACATCGTCAAACTGAAAGCCTTCTTCGTACTGACCCTTCTTGTAAAGGGGAGACTGAAAGTCTGTAAGAAGTGCAGCAGTTGATACTGGACGAAAAATATATGGTGATAGTACTTCTTGATTGAGAGTAACTGCGCCCTGGAGTAATTTATCTCCAACACCCTTAACTACCTTCTTGCCAATACCAAATCCAGGAACATTACTTAGTCCTGTATCGATGCCACGTAGTGCATCTTTTACGGTATTGTGAAGAACTTCTTCTTTTGCTCGTTCTTCATCACTGAGGTAGTTTCCGCCACCTGTAAGTCTCTTAAGAGCCGTAGGTACTGCAGCAATAGAGGTTGTGAAATCATTCCACCAAGCCATTGCTACCTCCTAGAAATCTCGTTTAATGTAATTATATTCTCGTCCGCCCTTGACATCTTCGCCAGTAACGCCCATAATGAAAGCATCGCGGTCATCTATTGACTTCCAAGGGATTAGTGCAAGTTCAAATACTATTCCTGCATTCTGATAACCAAGTGAGGCAGCAAACTTGTCTACGTTATCAAAGAAACTGCCAGGCATGAATGTTACATCTGCCATTATTGTGCCATTAAGTAGTTAACAAAACGCTTAAATGAGTCTGGTGCGTCCTTAGACTGTGCAGCAATTACCAAATCTGGTAGGTATTGCTTTGCAATCATTGCATTCTCATCTGGACGAGTGTTATTCTGAAAACCTTTAGGTAGTGCTTCTGGTCCTGCACCGCGGAAACCCTCTACGCCAGTTGTCATTGGCTCCATTGGATTAGGGTCTGGGTCAAATAGTGTGCCAAGTTCTGGGAAGTTAATACCACCATATGGTGCTTCTGACTCAGGAATTACTGGCTTAGTTGATGCCACTGCTTGATTACCTTCAATACGCTGTTGGTTAACTGCTTGATTCTGTCCATAGGCAAATCCTGTGTAGTTACCGCTTTGTCCAGCGCCACCTACGCCTGAAACGTTGGCAGGGTTGTTCTGTGGCGCACCTGGGCGCATTCCTCCACTGACCATTGTTCCTCCTACTTAAATTGTCTAAATGTATGAATTGGTTCAGAGCACATGTTATCATATTGGATTGCAATAGCAATTGCTTTACGAATCATTGTCTCTGCTTGATTAACTGTCTTTACTTTTTCCACACCCAACGCTGCCAATGCACCGAGGGCGACATCACCACCGCTACCCATAACATATACATTACGAACATCGGTATCCCAAGAGTAATCATCAGAAATCGAAAAAACTTGCCCCTTGATGGAAACGAGGAATCCACCTTCGTTTTGCGCAACATCGCCGTCCTCTTTCATATCAATACCTGCATCAACAAAGTTCTTACGCATTTGCGGAATGAACTTCTGTGTCATGTAAGTATTCAAATCTTCTTTTACAGTTGGCTTAGGTTGAGTATAGCCATAATGTAATACATTGCTTGCGCGAGATGAACCACAACCAGCAATCAATACACCATTGTTTTCTACAATCTTTGGTGTCTTACTTACTTGAAAACGACCATGCTCATCGCTTAATCGGGAATCACACCCTAGTACCGACCATCCGTCACCCTGTATCGCTACCAAAGTAGTCATTTTATCCCCTAGTTGTTACTCGTCCCGAAGCCTTACCGCTACCACTGAGGGTAGATAAAATTGTTTGAATGTCTGGTGCTGGTGCTGCTGGTGGCATACCCATTGCTGCTTCTGGTGGAAGGCCTCCTGCTGGAGCCGCGCCTGGAACAGGGGACGGCTGCTCAACAGGGGAAGGTGCAGCCCCAACAGGAGGAACTGGTTGCTGTGGAGCAAATATTTCCGCAACAGCGTCCTCAAGGGTTACACCCTTTTGACGAGCAGTAATAACTCCTGCAATTTTAGATACTATGTCTGCTGCATTTCCACCCTGTGTAGCCATTGCTGGAATTGCTTGTGCCATAGCAGTAATGCCACCAAGAAGTGATTGGCGCATGTTTTCGATTTCAATCTTTTCAAGTTCCTGTGTTACGTTAACTGTAAATGGAAGTTCACGCATAGCCATATCCTTAGAGATAAGACCGCCACCTAGAGCCTGTAGCATAAAGATAAGTCCCTGTGCTGGGTTAAGACCCGCAAGCATACCGTAACGAACATCTGCAGAGTAATCACCCTTGATGTCCTTCTTTGGATTGTATGTAATCTCGTATGGAGAACCAGAGTCTACACCACGAATGGTCTTCTCTTCTGGATACATCTTCTCGTCAATTTCAAAACACATGCTGATTACATCGCGTAGAGCAGATGCAAAGATTGCCTGTGCTGATTTGACCTGTGTATCAAATGCACCCATAAGTGCTTGTACGCCTTGACCAGTAACGATGCTTGCATCAATGTTACCTGAACGTCCTTCTGGGTAACGAGTACCTGAGCGAAGTTCCTGGTTAAGTAGGTTCTGTTCTGTGAACGCGCCTGCTGGAATGTTTAATTCGACACGACGAACGCCAGCAGGGTTGGCGGTACGGATAACCGCATCGCCACCCAACTGGAGTTCTTGTACGTCTTGAGGTAATACAATTGGTGCTTGAACACTTTTCTCCGCTGCTTCCATTGCCAATAAGGCGAAACGGTTGCGAAGAAGTTGGATACCTAGTACGTCGTCGAATTGTCCACGCAGTTCACCATCAATAGATGGCTTACGCGCCACGACAACCATCATCTTACCAAGGGGATTAGCCGCGTAAGATAAAACTAAATTCTTTTTGGTTGGTAAATAGATTAATGATTGGTCCTTATCATAGTACCGAATCATCTCTACCTGTGAATACAAGTCTTGCTTGTATCCATTAGCGCCAAGTAGTTCGCGCTCGAACTCAGGGAACTGAGAAACCAGTTCTCCAAGTGTCATTATATATCGCTTAGCAAATGCAACGCAGCGTCCATAGCGGTCGAATTCTGGGTAAGCCCCAATCGGGTTTTCTATGCGAATACGCGGCATCTTTGCTTCTTCGTCCAATTCAATCATGAATGGAACGAAACCATATGTGAGATACCAGTCTGCACCTGAGTACATCTGTACTGCTAGGTCAGAGTGTGAAAAGTAATTTGATGCAATACGGGTACGCTTATCAGCGAAAGCACGTGCTTTGTCGCTGACAGAGTTAGCCGCCGAACAGTTTACTGCTGGAAGTGGAGCCATGACCTCGGATAGGTCGCGTGCTACCACATCGATGAAGTTAGCAACTACGTTAGCGTCTACACCATCTGGAAAGAAGTCAGGGTAAACCTGTGAGATTTGACCTTTACGGACTGCAAGGACATCTTGGTTGCGAGCATCGCGCTCGCTATTACGGTAACGCAACGCTTCAACGCGTGCTGCTACCTGTTCCATCGATAATGCCATTGTTATCCTAACTGTATTGTTGTGACCACTGGTCAGCGAATGCGTCATCTAAGTTGATTGCATATCTGCGTTCAACCTGAGCGCGTGTCGCCCATCTATTATTTGCGTACTGTGTTGCTTGGCTTGAGCGTTGCATCATTTCTCTGATACGAATCACTGCAAACCATAAAGCCATAACAACGTCAGTTGGGTTCTTAGTGTCTGGCTTCCAAGTAATAAGTTCCTGCACCAAGGTCTTCAGACCTTCAGAGCCTTCGTTACTTGGTAGTTCAATAATGTTGTTATCCTGGAAACGACCATCGCGGGTATTACCAAAGAGTGTAGCCATAGAAGCCACACCGAAAGATGTGTCCCACTTGTTCTTGCCAGTAAAGTGTGAGTTCAGTTGCGTGCCGTACCCTGCAAGGAAGTTACGCAAGTTATCATCCAAGGCGTAAGCCTTCTGGTGTGCGTTAATTTCAATACGCAGTTCTTGCGGTCTGTACTTCTCAACCCAGTCCTCGATGAGGTTCTGAATCTTAGCAGGAGTTGGCTCTGTCATATTGACAGCATCTAGAACGTAGATACGCCCATCTGCTCTGTTGTAAGTACACACCACTGCACCTGTAGCACCTGCCATAGCAGGGTCAAGTCCAATGATGGTGTAACCTTCAACATGCTGGGGATGTCCTGGGGCACCTGGTTTTAGAGGTCCTCTTTTTCGCATTCCGTTGACTGAGCCAGCCACACAGGTTGGAGAGAATATTGAGTCTTCTTGGACATCTTCCTGCTGGTAGACCATAGCCCAAACTGACGGAGCGACCTCAGAGCGACGCTTAAAGAGCGAGGGTCCGTCCCATTTCGGGTATAATCCATTTTCAAGTACGTCGTCCAAATCGTTTTCTTGCTGGTCAGTTTCTGGCCAGAGGGTTTGCCAATTCTTAGGTTTTTCGTCAAACTGCAATACGGCAGGCATAGCACAATAAGTAAAGGGGGTTTTGCCACCTGTCCATTGTGAGCCATCTCGTATCATCTTGTACAGGTCAACAGAGGCTACACGGGTACCAACTATGATTAGTTTACCGTGTCGTCCCAAACGGGTTATAACTTCCTTTTGCAACCACTCAATTTGTTTTTCCCACTCATGAGCGTTAGAACCCATCACCACGTCATCTAGGATAATTAAGTCTGCACGTGCTCCGTAAATCTGAGAACCAAAGCCCAGTGCTTGGACTGTAGGGTCCTTTTCACCTGAGTCACGTCCTGTGCCTAGATAAATCATATCGGCGGACCATTGTGTTGCGTCCGCCTTGTACCCACCGTTAGGACCGAAAGCGGTCTGTAACTTCATGTAGCCTGGGTGGGAAAGGCGCGTCTTAATAGCGCCTAGGAACTTGCGAGCCATACCCTGGGTTTTAGAAACGATAATTACTCGCGTATTAGGGTTGGTCACAATCTTATATGTCACGTAGTTAGTTGTGATAGTAGTTGACTTAGCGTGCTCTGGTGGTACGTTGATGAGCACACGGTTAGGGTCTCCCATCTCGTAGGTCATACCAGGCGGTAGCCAACGAGGGGTCTTACCCTCAATTAAGTCAATCCAGTTCAGTTGGTGGTTAAATAACCTAGACCCAAGGAACTGCTCTGAGAACTCATGGAAAGGCATATCCTTAAGTTCTGCTAAATCTTGTTTGATGCCCTTGCCTGCAAGGCGGGCTTTATCAGCCTTTTCCTTGAAGTCAGCATCTTGCATAGACCACTGGCGGAAGGCGGTATCCTGACGGTCCACGGCGGCCATAGCGGCTGTAATTGTGGCACCCTGTTCTAGGAGGACTAGTACTTTAGCCTGTGCCTCGTCCTTACTAAAGGACTGTTTTCCTGCTTTGCGACCCATTATATATCCCGTCCAATAACGCCGATTTAACGCCTCTTAGAAACGGCATAACTATCCCATTTTGATAAAAAATTCAAAAATTATATTATATATAGGAGGAGCGGAGTCTTAAACGGAGCGACTCCGTATATATTATCTATATACTATAGAAGACCCGTTCAAACGGGTCTTTTCCGAGTGGGTTGGGAAAGTATTTTCCCAGACCCCCTCTTCTTATGCGTGCCGTGTGACGTAGGTCACACTGTCCGAGGAGTACTTTTAGTACTCTGAGGGGGGGATTAAATATAACAGAAAATTATTATGGGAGTATATATATACATACAAACGCGTTTTTAATAAACCTCGGGTCAAAGATGCGCATTTATGCGCTTGTTATGCGCTTATTGTTATGCGTGAATGAATTGTGAATGAGTAACTATCCACCGAGGTCATTCATAAATGAATTGCCCCCGTAATAAATAAATAAATTGCAGCGCAAAGAGTGAGCGATAGATAGTTGAATGTTCAACTACTTTCCCATGTCATAAAGCTTCTCGGCATGGTCGGCCAGCCGACCGCCACGCGTAGGCTCACGCTCACGCGCCCGCCCGCCACGCTCAAAAAAAACTTTCCCAAATGGTGTTGCAAATCGTATTTATGCACTACAATAAAGACATGGCAACAACGCCATACCCAAATCGAAAGGCTCCAAAATGACAAAAGCAACAACACCAAAAGCAAAAGTGAACACAACTATCCCAGCAGTGAACACCGCTTGGAGAACATTCTGCAAAAGCACAACCAACAATGAAAAGGCCAACCGCACAGCGGTCTTAGCATTGGCCGACATCATCGAGGCTCAGAGTGCCAGCATCAACTCGATTAAGAAAAGCATCGATGACACTGCACAGGTGTCACCGCTCATCACCTCATCACAGGTGCGCACACTCCCAACTTTCAAGGCACTAGAAAAGAAAAATGCGGAGTTTCGCGCACTACCTCTTAAGAAGGCCTTAACCCTTGCAGCAAAAGCCTATGACCTACTCGGAAAAGGTGAGGCAGAAAAGCACTCATTCTCTGACATGGAAAAGTTGGTCAATGACGCGCAAGCAGAAAAGACACGCAAGGCAAAAGAGGCAAAAGCCAGCGGAAAGCCAGCAAAAGAAAAGAAAAGCGCGAGCCTGTTGGAGTCACTTCAAGCCGTCTATGCGCTAGTGGTTGGAATTGACCCAAGCGCAATAGGTGATGCGGAGATTGACCTGCTCAACAGCATCACAGCAGAAATCGAAAGCAAGATGTTTATTGAAGCATAGTCGGCCAGCCGACCAGCCCTCGCCCCGAAAGGGGCGGGGGTTTTTTCATGCCCAAAAAATTTGGTCGTCCCGACACAAACCAACACAAACTTTCGAGCGAGCGACGACAGCCACCGACCTACGACAAGAAAAAATCCGACACAAACTTTGCGAGCGATTGGCGACAGATACCGACTTGCGACAACGGCATGAGTCATGGTCGGCCAGCCGACCACTATCTGATGAATAACAAGGGTTGCACAAATAATGTTTAAGGCCTATACTTAAGTCATTGGCAAGGGGTACGACCTTTGCTAATAACTAACCCAAGCGGTCGGCCAGCCGACCACAACAGAAAGGAACGGCAGTGACAGTTGAAGAGTTTATAGAGAGTATGCAAGTGAAGGTGAACATCATGAACGAGCAGAAGGCAGAGCGTGAACGCTATGAACGCGGAGTAATCGCTATGCGTGAGGCATCTAACAAGGAGTCAATGTGAAAACCTATTACGAACGCGACTATACAGGAGAATTGGTAGAGTATAACTACACTGAGATAATTGTTAAGTGTCCGAAGTGTGAACAAGGCTTGACCCAATAATCTTTAAGCAGTAGACTAAAGACCTTAGCGGATAGCCTTGCCTGAATTTGGGCAGGCAAAGGCTGGTGGCTCACTCTGGTGACATTGTGGAGCGCAGGTTCAATTCCTGCGGTGAGCGCGTTGGTAGCAAATCGCTATTAACTGGTCGGCTAGCCGACCATGTACTGAAAGGTTATCAAATGGAACTGTTCAACTTAGAAGTAAGCAAGTGGGGCATCAGCCTTGAAACTTACTTTGGTGACATTTACTTGTATCACCGCGCATGGCTTACTGTGCTAGGCATTGTCGTAGCACTGCGTATCGTCAAGCGAATTCGTGAGGTGTGGTAATGTACCCAAGCGCAGATGATTTAGTCTCAGGAATTTCCGACACAAACACTGTCTGGGAGTCCAAACTCGATTACCAACTTGTCCAAGAAATCCTCGGGCATGACCTATCAATAGATGAATGGGAGCAAATGGTGGACTACCTCAATGATGTGGTGTTCGAGACAGTTATGAGTTTTCAGAGATGATTACTGTAACTTTTACTGATGCTGAGGTGAACCTTGTGCGACAAGCACTGAGGGCTGAGCATGACCGCATGGTGAAGCAAGGGTATGCAGGGCTGGCCAAAGTCGTGGAGAGTGCCAGAGATACCTTAGCAAATGCCATAATTGACAGCAAAGTAGTTAAGGCATAGAATACTCTTATTGCAAAGCGCAATAAGTAAATGGTCGGCTAGCCGACAGGGAAGGTAAGGCAAATGACAGATAAAGTTGATGAAGTTGTTTTACACAGTTGTTCGGTATGTGAATACGAAACTGATGCAGACAACCTAATCACGACAGATTACGATAGTCTGGTGTGTGATGATTGCGCCCAGATTTGCCAGCGTTGCGACAGTGTTGGTACATCCAATGATGTCTTTCACACAGTAGACGACGACTCTTTATGGTGTGAGTCGTGTACCGAGAGGCGTGCCTATTGGTGCGAGTCATGCGAGGGGTACAACTCTGATACCTCGTACTATGTCACAGATAGGGCTGAGCATTGGTGTGCAGGTTGCTGTGATAACAATGCTTACTGGTGTGACGATTGTGACGAGTACAATGCTGACGGCTGTGATAGATGCGGTAGCGAGGATGGTATCCGTATCATTCATGATTACAGTTACCGCCCTGATGCTATCTTCCATTCGACCAATAATGATGAGCGTTTATTCTTTGGGCTAGAGATTGAGGTAGAAGCACGCGACAACCTCAGAGAGTCTGCCGAGTACGCACACCAACTGGAGTCAATGGACTTAGCCTATCTCAAACATGACGGCTCTCTCAATCATGGTTTCGAGATAGTGACACATCCAATGTCACATGACTTCTTCAAGCATGAGGCTGGAGACTTCTTTGCAGTACTGGAAGCCTTGCGCACTCAATCAGGTATCCGAGTTAAGTCATGGGATACTCGTACCTGTGGCTTACACATCCACATCTCACGCACTGGGTTTAAGAATGGCGCACACATGCACCGCTTCCTCAACCTTGTGTATTCTAATCAGGAACTATACGAGACACTAGCGGGTCGCTCATCTGAACAATGGGCTAAGTTCACTGACATCAATGTACGCGAGTATGCTAGAAACTCAGAAGGTGAGCGCATCTTTACCTTTGATGGGGGCTATGAGATTATCTCTAAGCGTTCCTTTGCGCACAAGTTACAACCCGACCACCACTCCGACCGATACTCAGCGGTTAATACCAACAACCGCGAGACACTAGAGATGCGTATCTTCCGAGGTACTGTCAATGGTGAGACAATCAAAGCCCATCTAGACTTAGCGCACGCCAGCGTTGAGTACACACGCAATCTTACTGTGCAAGATGTACTGCAAGGTGCATTGAGTGCAGATAACTTCATGTGGTATGTATTCCAGAATGAAGTGTTATACCCAGAACTATCAGCCCGTCTCGATAAGTTAGTAATTAGCGGTCGGCTAGCCGACCAGAATGTGAGCAACTAAATGTGTCTACTCGTTGTAGCCTCGCCTAATTCCACGCCTCGTAAGAAGGACTTGGAATGTGCATCATGTAATAATCCGCATGGCTTTGGCTTTGCGGTAATCACGCCCAATGGCATTGTCACTGGTCGTGGCATGTCCAGCAAGAAAGTAATCAAGCAGTTCCTAGAAGTACGCAAGCAGTATCCAGATAGTTATGCTATGTTCCATGCTCGCTATGCTACGCATGGTGTCAAGAATGAGGATAACTGTCACCCATTCAAGGTGCCTAGCAATCCTGATACATACTTAGCACACAATGGTATCCTTGACATCAGCATCTCAGCAGGCGACCGCAGAAGTGACACGCGTATCTTTGCAGAGGATACCTTACCTGCTATGGGTGGTGTTGCTGCATTAGACGACGACCATGTGTGGGCTATGGTTAGCAAGTGGGCATTAGGTAGTAAGATAGTTATCTTCACCCTTGACCCTAGTGCTAAGGAGACCTGCTACATCATCAACGAGAACGCTGGTCACTGGGATGATGAGGGAATGTGGTGGTCTAACTCTACCTACAAGCAATCTGCTTGGGGCAGTTACCTAGATACACCCAGTTACTCATCTGCCGTAGCACTTAACGATAGCGGTTATGGTGCAGGTGAACAGGCTTCATGTGCTCACTGTCTCAGTGTAGGTGAGTTAGACTCTAACCCTTACTACTGCGAGATGTGCTTTACTTGCTATGACTGCGATGGTATGTACCAAGATACTTGCCTATGCTGGACACCTGAGTCTGACCGATACGCATACAACAAGAAAGGAAAGGTAGGTTATTACAATGACTACTTCGGCTTCTAGTGGTCGGCCAGCCGACCATGACCCGTTCAAGGGAATGTGGGTGTCTGGGTGGATTACCTCGACACAAACTGTCGACGGACTTGTGCATTATGGTCCATTCGACACGCAAGAGAAAGCCCTTGACTGGGCTAAAGAACTAATCAACGCAGAGGTGTATCGAGTATTCGTACCCTCTCACAATGCAGGATAGGAGTATCATGACGACAGAACAGAAGGAACAATTGCGGGAAGTCCTGATAGACTACCTGCAAATGCTTACAGCAGAGACAGACATACGGCTAGATAAGAAGATAGCACAAGTCCGATTACTACTACGAGAGGTGGCATAATGAGCATGGATGTTACGGAAACTAAGTATGAATGGCGGTTTGGAGATTACTCTGTGCATACCTATGTGGGTGAGTATGGAGTACACGCAGAATGGTTTAGAGGTGACAATGACATAGATAGCAACGATGTCCCTGACATTGTAATGGATGCCTACGAACAACTATGCGAGGAGGAGGGGCTATGAGTTACGAACCACCATTGAATGATGATGTATTCGAGTTGGATGATGATGAGTATGATGAACTTGACGAGGATACACTTGACGACCTGATTGATTACGACGGAGAACCAGACAGGATGTGGGGAGATGATTAGTCAATTGCAAGGTCTTTGTAGTGGGGATGCCAACCCTGACGCATGGTTTCCAACTGTGCCTAATGGTGGCAGACCTGACACTATTCTAAGGCGTATGGTGCCAGAGATTAAGTATGCTATGAACATGTGTGGCCGATGCCCTATTCGGGAGAAGTGTTTAGAAGAGGGTATGAAGCCTGAGAACCTAGCGTATGGCATCTGGGGTGGTATACTTGCTGGTCAAAGAATAGCGATGGCTAAGGAACGAGGGCTTGATTATCGTGTCGACCCTTACAATAAAGGACGAAAGGTTCGTTCAAGATACAGCGATGAAGTAGGTCCAAGTCGTAAGGTTACCTCTGATGAAGAAGAAGCAGCGGTTATGTTTGCGACAAGGATTAGACCCTACTTGGAAGGTGTAGTATGACCAAGAAACTGATTGTATTACTTATTGTAACAGTGGTGTTGTTTCTATTTACTCGGTCGGCCAGCCGACCAGAGGAAGTATCAATGCCAGTAAGGGAATGGGTAGTTGCAGATAGCAAGGCTTATGCTCAGGATGTAGTACTTGCATGGTCTGTTAATCAGTACGAGTGCTTAGATAAACTATGGACACAGGAGTCCAACTGGCGAACGGAAGCATACAACAAGGTAAAGGTAATGGGTAAGAACGCTGGGGGTATACCTCAGATACTAGGGCTAGACCCTAAGTTGCCTGCCACATTACAGATTGACAGAGGCTTTGCCTACATCATGCACAGATACGGCACGCCTTGCATGGCATGGAAGTTTCATCAGAAGAAAGGTTGGTACTAGTGGCTAGTTATGATTACAAGTGTGACAATGACTCAGAGGTTATCACTGTTACTAGAGGCATGACAGAAGATGAAATCATACCCTACTGCGACAAGTGTAATGAACCTATGTCGAGGTTATACTCAGCACCACCAGTTAAGTTTAATGGCTCTGGCTTCTATTCTACAGGAGGGTAAATGAAAGATGAAGAGATGCAGAAACTACAAAACGAAGTTGTTGAGAGTATCGAAGAATACTTTGAGAGTTACGACTGGGACAAAGCATGGACGAGATACATGGAGGGCAAATGAAAGATAGTAACTGGGACCTAGACTACAGAGACGGCATGGTAGGTGAGAGCAAGATAGCAGACTTGCTCCACCTTGATACAGTAGAAGTTAAGACAGACAGGAAATGGGTTCAGACTGGCAACCTATACATCGAGACTGAGTGTTGGTATGTAGGTAATGAGAGTTGGAGACCATCTGGTGTTAGGGTAAGTCAGGCTACACACTGGGGATTTGTACTAGAGGACTCAGTACTTATTGTTCCAATACATAGACTTAAAGAAGCAATCTGGGAGATAGGCAAGCCTGTCACCTGCAACATCCCACCTAATCCGTCAAGAGGTTATCTCATTACCCCTGGACAGTTGATTGAACACGTAAGAAACGCCAGAGGTAGAGAGATTGCTGAGTTCGAGGAACATGAGCGATGGGAGATTTATGGATAGGGAGTTACTCGTTGGCTTCCTGTTCTTCCTTACCATTATCTTCATTATGACTATCGTCTTGCCCAACCTCGCTCGCCTCGTCTTTATCTAGGTATGGGCGGAAACCGCCGAGCCTAGTGATGAGTCTTTTAATTGCACGATTATGCCTCATGCGTGCAGCATCATCACTAGGTAAGGCGAGTTCCTCTGCAATTGCAGCATTACTTAAAGAGTTTGCATACTTGTGATAGAGAATGTATCTATCCTCTATAGATAGTTTCAGATATGCAGCCTTAATCTCAGCCATCATAGCCATCATGTTGCCACCCTCTGCTGGTGCAGAAGGCTTTCCAGGCATACCTAAGTTGAGCACTGGTGCCTCTGTTATGTCACCGCGTAGTACTGCTGGCAGGATAGCCTCAACTACTGCTGGCTCATAGTAGAATAAATCTGATGGCTCATAGCCTAATGACTTTGCTTTCCAGTATAGACAATAGTCTAATGCTTGATTGCGAAGCGAACGATACAGTAGGTTCTGCGCAGACTTCTTCGAGAAGCCTTCCCATTCGGTTAACTTCTTAGGGTGCGACACAAACCATTCGTAGAGCGACTGCTTAATGTCATCACGGTCGACCATAGAAAACTTCTTATTATATTCATCAGCAACGTGTGATACGATGTATTCCCACGGCTTAATACGCTCCCAGTTCATCGACCCCACACCTTACCTTCTACAATGAACGAGCCATCCTTAGCAATTGGAATAGTCACTGGCACTACGGTACGACCATCGACATACAACATACCAAAGCCCTGTTGCCATGTGAATAGTCCACCCTTAATATACTTTGCTTCTTTGTACTTCATGAGGTTGCCTACTTCCATACCCCATACAGTTTGAGGTGTAGCAGAGCCATAGGCTTGCGTATGATGTGATAGACCCATGCGGTGAGTATGACCGCAGACAACGGACTTGCCTGTGCGCATCGCTAAACCTAATGCAGTGAGTCCGCCGATTGACTTCATCGAACCTTCATCACCATGCATTAACAACCAGTTAGGTGCTAACTCATAAGGCTTCTCATGATATGTAGCACCAATATCTGGTAAACGTAGGAACTGTGGCAAGTCCAACTCGGGTAGCCCGAGCAACCCAGGAGCACGCATCATAACAGTGTTATACAATCGGTCCGTGTGGTTTGACCGAATGATATGCTTGACCTTGAGTGACTCGAGCACCCGAGTTGTCTCGTCTCTATCCCGTCCGATAGAACGCTCATACTCTAAAGGGGTACCCTTTGACCATTTAGAAATAGTCTGCATATCCATTTCATCTCCAACGGATACTACTTCGGTTGGCTTGTAGGCCTTGATAAAAGCAGCAAGGTTAGCGACGGCACGCTTATCGTGATAAGGTACTTGTAAATCGGACACACAGACTATAGTTTTCATGGCTTCTTTTTAACCGCTTTCTTAGTAGTTTTCTTGACAACCTTCTTAGTTGCACGTCGCTTGTTTTCAAGCGCAACGTTGTCCTTCTTCTTTAGAACGCGGAGGTTAGCGATGCGGTCATCGCCTGCTCTGCCCTTGTTATTCTTGTGGTCTACTTCTGAGTCTTTCGGTAGGTTTTTACCCGTTGCTTTCTCATAATCCACGCGAGCCTTATTACTAGAAGTAGTGGTGGTCGTCCCATCTTTTTTCTTCCGCTTAAAAACATAGATTGGTCTCCCGCCGTTTTGCTTGCTACCTTTGTATGGTCCGAATATCTTCATTCGTTATCCCACTGTCCTCTCAGTACTAGCAATCCGATGATTGCATAGTTTGCCATATCCTTAAATGAATCTTCTAATGACTCATGTTCTGGGTCTGCACCGCTATCAACTAGGTTATTGATACGTGCTAACTTGTCGTGCATACGTACTCGTAGTCCATTGATAGCACCGCCAGGGGCTAGTGATATATTCTTTGGACCATAGTCACGATGCTTGCTAAGCAATAGTTCTGACAACTCATTAGTTGTATTGCCTAGGTGTGTCTCTAGGTGTAACTCACGTTTGATGCTCACTTGTCCTCCTCTAGTAGTTCTTTTAATTCTAAATCTATTTCAGACATGTGCTCATGTATGATTGCATCTTCGACCAACTTCTTCATCATACTTATGTTAGTCTCTGCTGCATACAATGTGCCGTAAGTTAACTGAGTAATGGTGCGTACTTCCTCTGGATTGTCAGCACTCTCAAACAGTTGACGTAGCATACTGCCCACTAATAACCTATACCCATTGGGCAAGACTATCTCTGGATTGAATTCTTCTTCACCACTATCTTCGATAAGGTGGTCGGTTGCCTCAAAGATATTGTCGAACTGTTGTCCGCATATACCACAAGGTGGAATCTCAATCAATGTTTAGTCCCATCTTTTCTTTAATGAAGCCCGCCCCGTATTTAATATATGCTGAGTTAACATCTTCTCCATCTCCGAGGGTAACCGTGGTGACTGGTAGTTCACGCGATAATCCCGCGGCAAACTCACGACCTGGGGCATCACCGTCGGCGAAAACAAAGATACGTTCGAAATCCGCAAGGAGTCTTGTATAGTGCTTTTTCCAAGAGTTCGCTCCAGGAACGCCAACGCAGGGAATTCCAACCAAGCGAGACATAGTAAGCGTGTCCAACTCGCCTTCACAGACTCCAATCCAATCGCCAGCATACTCAATATCAAGTACGTTGTACATGCGAGTATCAACACCAACCATACCCATATACTTCGGTTCAACGGCAGGATTAAGAGAGCGGAAACGCAAATCAACCACGCCAGTCTTCGTAATGTACGGAATACTGAGCCTTCCTGCGTACTGTTCATGTCCAGGTTCAGGCTCCTCTACTACGCCTAATCGCGCCAGACGCGCTACTTCCCTTGTTATTCCCCTGCTTGCTAGGTAATCTTCCGCCAGAGAGATGCTTCCCGCGTACTTGCTGGTGGCTCTCCCCAGTAATTCCTTCTGCGATAGACTTTGCTTCACGTATATCACACCCTTCTTTCTTAGCAATTATTTGAATGCTATTGCCTTGCATACCACACGCGAAGCAATTAAATATATTCTGTCTTGTATTGAAACTTGCACTTGCATGGCTATCATTATGGAACGGACACTTGATGTTGACTTGACCAGAGGCACGTGTAATGTTGGCACCGTAGTGCTTCAACACCGACACTATGTCTGGTAAGTCATCCACCAAATACATCGCCCAACCTTAATACTAGATACGAATCTGCTATTGACTTGCCTCTTGCTTTAATTATGAGTGATGGTAGTACTTTGCCCTCTTCAAGTCCTCTTGCCTCCGCGTAATGTTTTGATTCGAGTTGGGCTTCTTTGGTCCATCCACTAAGGTCAATCTTATTTCCTGCTCCTGGCGCTTTGCATTCGATAACTCCAATGCTACCAAGGAAGTCTTTACGGACAACAACGTCGCCCTCATCTCTCGCACCTGTTCGAGCAAGTCGTTCAGCGTCGTATCCATTTGCTCTAAACCAGTCACGGATGTCTGTTTCAAAGGTCGCACCTCTAGCCTTGTGACTCTTCCTTGTTGTCATCTTCATCCTCAAAGTTGGGTACTGCTACGGATTCAATTGCTGTACGTAGTGCGTTCTCAAAGTTGGATGTAACTGCATCTGCTGCATCCTGCCAACCTTGAATGTATGCTTCCTGTTGCTTAATCTTAATTGTCTTTTCCATTGTGTCCCCTAAACATTCTCTGGTATATCATCGATATACATGTATTCTGGATTAAACGCTAGCCATGTCATTAAAGTCCCATTCGCATCTGCTCTTCCGTAGCGATTCTTGACTGATGCAACGCCCATCGATGTGCCAACAGTCCCGAGTGTACATATAAGTGCAGGGAGTTGAGAGACTTTTCCTTGGATTGCACTTCGCGGTTGACAAGGATTTCCTGGAACTGCTTCCGAAGTATGATGTAGTACAACAATCGCTGCATTAGTATCTCTCGCAAGGAACTTCAACTCCTTCATGATTGCTCGCATAGAAGCGAACTCTTCGCCACCATCTGTGGCTACATCCATGAGGTTGTCCAAGATAATGAGTGATGGACTACATCCCCACAACTCCTCAAACGCTTGGACTTCCTCATCGATGTCTTCTAACGTTGGTGACGATTCGAACGACCAGATTATGTGACTTCCTTTTTGGAGGACTGCTTTAGTCCAACCAACATCAGTATTAAGTTTCTGCTCTACATCTGACTGACTTTTCCCCGAAATCATTGATGCCAAACGCATAGCCATAGTGTGTGCATTAGTATCCGCAGATATGTATAGAGTTGGAACATTAGTCTTGAGTGCTAGCGCTAAGGCTAGTGTAGACTTACCTGCTCCAGGTGCTCCTGCAAACATAGAAACTTCTGAACGACGTATGATAATCTTGTTCTGTTCGAACGCCTTAAAGGAACTAGGAAGAGGTTCTCCACCAATTGATGCACGTCCTACTGAGCGTACTAGTGTTCTCACTTGGTCCTCCTCCTAGTTACTTAAAATGGAAACTCTTCTGGTGTTAGTTGACTGGCTTGCATTGGTCCGCGCCTTGAGGCATCGGACACACCCACATTGCGTATGGATTTCCCGTCTTGCTCGAGATTCCCGACTTGTACTTGCGGGGTCCGTGTTGGCAAGTTGGTCCACCCTGTTGTTGGGTTGTTGGAGCCGTAGCGGACGGAGCCTGCGCCTGGGGTGGAGCGGATGATACTGGTGGCGGAGTGCTTTGAGTTGAAGCCGATGTCGCTAAAGGGAGCGCTCCGTAAGCACCTACAATCAGCCGTTGTACCGAAGCGACTTGATGAGAGTAGTCACCAATTCCCTCAAGTAATACACTGAGTTCGTCTGCTGTCTGAGCGCGTACGTTAATCATGTCACCCGAAGGGGTCTTGTACGATACTTGTAACTTCCAGTCTTCTGCCATTTATTTATCCTTCTTGATAGAGAATTGACAGTACTCTGTGAGTCCGCACATGTACTGGCAACTGTTTGTGTTGGGCAAGAATATCGCGCTCTTGCGTGCGTTGTCAAATTGCGTGATTAGGTATTCCATCTTCTCGTACGTGTAGTCAGATAGGTCTACCATCTCAGAGATGTTGTTACCGCGAGACATGTAGTAGGTTCCCCACTTGACCTCGATACCGAACTGTTGCTCGAGACCAAGTTTGTAGAACCCAAGTTGCAGGCTGCTAGTAGGCGTGTTCTGTGAAGTCTTGAGGTCGACGATGACCAGTTCTCCATTGACCTCAAACACGCGGTCGATAATCATCTTAACCTGAACATCATTGACGACAGGGGTTAGGGCAAGTTCGATTGCCTTGTTACCATCTGGTGCTGTCCAAATCTTCCAGTCAGGGTTAGCGTTACGCCAGTTGATGTAACCTTCAACCCACTTGGGTCCTTGGTTCTGCCAGAAGTTGACATCTTCCTTGTTAGGATTAGCCTTAGTTGCGCGACCACCAACGCGAGCATTGGTTAAGTCAGTGTCACCCTTGGATAGTTCCCAAGCGGTATCCCATAGTTGCTGGACGCTCATCCGTTCTCCTTGTCATAGTTTTCACATGCTAGGTGGAACGCTGAACCGCCAACAGACCAGACGGATGGGGCTTCCTCCTTGTTGAGGAGTCTGCCGAGATAGTACTGGTACCCACACGTTAGGTAGGTAGTGAACGCAGAGTACGAGATGTGCTCTGGTAAAGTATATTCTTCTAGTTTGATTGACATATATAGAATTATACACACCAGTAACAAGACCGTCGCTATCCAACGATTGGGTTATGGCTGTGTATAATTGATATATAAAGAAAATATATAAAGGCCTTCGGCCTTATATATAGTATATATTATAATAACTATATCGAAGGAGTACCATGTCAAATTTCTTGGAAGCAGCATTAGGCTCACTCGCTGGTATCACCGTATTCTATGTCCTAGAGGCACTCTACTATGAAGTCAAGGCTCGTATTCGAGGCAAGCAGTACACCGATTGGCTCGATGAACTAGAGGAAGAACTCCAACCGTAACCCTTTAGAAACGACAAAAGACCCCCTCGCCCGAGTATAATCACTCAGGTAAGGGGGTTTCTTGTCTTAAAAGGGCCTTGTAGGGCTTATTAGGGGTATTACTTGGAGCCTACGCCGTACTCATCTTCTGTCTTATCCAATGCCTTGGCAGCAGGACCTGCTAGAGAGGCGATAGCAATTGAGATTGCTGGCGCTAACCCTAGTTCGTTTCCTGCTAGGAAGGTTAGGAAGGATACAAGTACACCACGTAGGTATGACTTCAATACTGCCTTTTGCTTTGTAGATAGTTTCATTTGTTTACTTTCTTCTTCGGTAGGGGCTTTAGTCTTGATGCCGCTAACCTGGCTTGGTCAGCAGTCTTAAACACTGGCTTGTCCGTCCATGGGAACCAAGGGGATGTGTCGTTCCCACAAGATTCGTTGATTGATATATGTAAATGCTTATTATGCTGGTTGACTCCGTTGTACTTGAGTTCACCCTTCTTGGCAGACCAAATCTTACCCTTGAAAATTAGGTACTTGACTCGCTTATCTGCTTGCAACTTCTCGTAGATATCTGCACAGTCAATGCCACGGGCAGGGTCATGTGTTAGGTCTACTGCGTAGCCAGTGTTATGGTCGCTGTGCGGGTTCTGTGCCAGATGCGCTTTCGACGGGAGAAGTCCATCGGATGCTTTCATACGAGATGGTGCTATCTTGGTGGCTTGTCGAAGGACAGCAATAGCGGCAGGTGTGGCTTTCTTGGCAACAGGCTTCATTCATTTTTCCCTCGCTGTAGCATCATCTGATAGAGTACTTCTACTTTTTCTTCAAGTCTAATGACCGAATCCTTTAGGCTTGAGCCTGAGTTAGGTTTCAATTCATAAAGGTAATGCTTGACTAACCATCTTACAGAACCAGCGAATGCTGATACGATTGCTATGACGGATACGATTAGTCCAGCCCAGTTTGCTGCGGTCATTGTTTGCGCTCCTAAGAGTTATACGGTACGGATAGTGATTTGAAGTACGCCACCAAAGCCATCAAAGCGCTTATCTGGTGGGGTTAAACGAGTGAACGTTATCTGTTCAATAACAGCCTGACGAGACTCGCCAGTTGTTAGGTCTTGCCATGTTACAACGTCGCCTGTACCTTCGATACTCTCAAGTAGGCGAATCTTATCGAATGCTCTACCTTCATATCCTAGAAGTACGTTGTATCGGTCTGTTTCAATATCATAGCAATAGACTGGGAACTGCACTACACGCTGACGTGGAGTAGCAATTGTAGCCTTAGCCTGATAACCCTTGAATTGTGGACCCTTGCTTGCATCTGTACCATCGCGGTACATAATGAACTTATAGGCAAGGTATTCTTGCGCACTAGATGGAGAAGATGTTGTTACTTCGGGAGCACCAACTGATGCATCGTAAGAGATAACGTCATACTCGACACCATTTTGGTCTACTGTATCTAGAGTCATTGAGCCGTAGGTAAAGTCACCACGACCAAGTAAGCGCTTGAAGTTCTTCTTCTCAAGTGTATTGTAGCGGATGTTACCTGTTTGGATATAACCAGTTGGGATTAACTGTGACATGTTTTCCATGTACACATAACCCACGGCAGATGAGGTTGCTGTTGTAACTATAGCCATCTGTTCTGTTCCGTTAACGAATGCACAGGCAGTTGTCTGGTGTCCAGTTACTCCACCTGAGTAGTACACATCATTGGCGTAAGCAAATACTAGGGTGTCTATCTCTGTGCCTAAATCAATACGGATAGTTCCTGGCTCTCCATCTACGGATGTAGCACACCATACAAAGCGGTCGCGTGCTGCAAAGTCGTAGCAAGGCTGGTCTGTTTTTACAAACAAAGGACCATATCTGAGAGAGCCATCTTGGTCACTGACCTGTGCTGCTCGTATACCTTTATTGGTTCCAATCAACATTGTACCAAGATAGTAGTAAATCTTGTGAACTACTTCACCTACTGGTAATTCTGCTGCCACTACCGCTTGAGTAAGTGTTGGCATTACGCCAGCAGTAGATAGTGTAAACTTAAGAATGGTTGATTGAATACCATTATAGCCTGCGACATAGATTGCTGGGCCAGAGGCTGCAACAGATGTAAAGACGTGAGTAGTTGATGGGTGTGTATATACAGCAGTTGGCATCGCAGATGCAGATGATGAGAACTCGTACACCTTGTTGTCTGCACACATTACAATACGTTCTTTTACGAACTCCATTGTAGCGTTAGCGATAGTACCAATTTCATCAAACATGAATGTAGCAGAAGTGGTAGATGTACCAGTTAGTGCCTTCTTGTATACTGTCTTTTTGGTTGCTGTATTGGTAATCCAGAATGCTGTTGTTCCGTCATCGCAGATGGCGTATACAGGGTTATCTGTACCAGCATTGTAATCAATGAAGTGGGTTACTGCACCAGTGGAATCAATCTTATCTACATCGTACTCGTCCCATACAAGCACACCAGCAGTGTTGTTCCACTTGATTGAACGTGCGGTTTGGAATGGTTGCCCATTCGAGCGCACCTGTCCAGTAATATTGTGACCTGCAACCATATTGTTAAGTAGTGTTACTTCGCCCTCTTCAAAGACATCTACGCCTTTGCTGTCCGCAAAACGATAATGTCCAAACTCATCAGATGTTTGAGGGTCGAAGTAAGTAATCCCTGTGCCACCATGGAAAGAAGACTGTGAACGAATCCACCAGCCAGTTAGAGATTGCTCTCCTGGTTCTGTTTGGTTGTCGAACTGGTCTTTACGAAATGGTGCTGTTTGTCTAATGTATGGTCGTGAATCACTGATAGCATAGATGAATGGTAATCCACCAATTGCTACATCGTAATTGATGTCCGTATTCTGCCAGATTGCGCCGTCAGAAACGATACCAATATCAGTTGCGATGGCTCGCGTTGGACGACCTTCGGTAATATCACGACCAGCCATTTAGACTCCTTAAGGTTTATCTTGCTCTATTTGGTTCTTTAATGTTTGCCAACTCCAGTAGAGGCTGTAGTAATCAGCATCTAGTGAGAATCGTTTCATATGTCGTACTAACGCACCTGTGTGTGCGTGAACAGGAACTCCTGCTTCTTTGAGTTTGCGGAAGAATACAATGTCTTCTCCTACGAACTTATCGCCAATGCCTTCTTGCTCTGCAAACATAGACTGGCCTGGAAACTTCTCGCGTAGCGCAGAAATTACAGACTTATGCATAAGGCAGAATCCAAGACCTGCTGAATCAACAGGAATTACTTGATTGTTAGGTAAAGGGTGCACGTGCTGTATTACATGCTCATCAATATTATAAAATAAAGCAGGGAATGGTTGGGCCAGTGTGCCTTCGTTCTGCTTAGAAATAAAATAAGTACCAGATACAACTGGCTTACCAATCTTGTCAGCGGCATCCCATAGTTTAGTTACTACGTGGATGTCAATGACGATATCTGAATCTACCCAGAGTAACCAGTCAGTCTTAATTTGGTCTGCCCAGTAGTCAAATAATACCTGACGCTGGCGACCAATCTGATTGCCTTGTACTCGCATACTGTGTGTAATAGGGATACCATTAGCAGGAGCCTGTAAGGCTACGCTGACCATACCCTCTGTAAACTTACCATCTGTATTGCCGTTATCGCACCAGCCTAGGGCTAGTGTTCCTTTGTTAATTTTAGCCATTGTGTCCCCTATGTTTAAGGCATTATTAGCCTACTTGCAATATAGCATAATTGCTGTAGCAGCGTAGGTAAGCAAAATTAGTGAGCAGTTTAAACCCATGCTCAGGGGTTAAGTAATTACTTAAATATCATCCGCAACTGGGACGATTTCTACTTCTGCTTCACCAGCGGGTTGACGTTCTATGTGGTCAGATAAAATAGTCTGATTTGTTTCAACAAAATCGCCTTCTTTGCAGAAAGTACATTTAGCAAAAATCTGTGGTTCATCTTTGCCTCGTTGTTCAAGGTAATCAAAACCACATTTATCACATTTATATTCAAATTTAACTGTCATAATTCCTCCTAGTAATATAAATAAAGAACGCCTGAACCACCAGCGCCTCCAGCACCGCCTGCGCCAGGATTTGTAGTAGCGCTGTTGTTAACTTTTACACCAGCGCTGCCTCCTCCGCCGCCTCCGCCTCCACCAAGAGTTCCTGTTCCTCCAGCAGTTGCAGCAGAAGTAGCAGTCTGATAAGCAGCACCAAGACTACCAGCACCACCTGCGCCAGCAGTAGCAGTAGAACCACTAATAGCAGTTCCTGCTGCACCACCTGTGCCAGCGCTGCCGCTTGTGGAACTACCAGTTCCAGCGCCACCGCCTCCACCACCACCGCCAGGTGTAAATCCAACACCGCCAGCACCGCCAGCAGCACCATTGCCACCAGTTGCACCACCTGCTGATTGACCGCCGCCTCCGCCGCCACCGCCTACACCAGTAAAAGCAAAACCAAGTGGAGAAATGCTTGCTGTAGCAGAAGTTCCAGCGCTATTAGTACTACCACCTGTACCACCGCTTTTTCCGTCAGAACCTAAAGCAAACGGAAAAGTAAGAACTGCACTTCCACCAGTACCGCCAGTAGCAGTACCAGTTATATTTGAATTTCCGCTACCGTTTCCGCCACCGCCTCCGCCGCTTGCGCCGCTTTGACCTGTTGCTGTTGTTCCAGATGCTCCATTTGAACCACCAGAAGGTGGATACCCACTAGAACTATCTGCTCTACCAGCAAGACCACCAGCACCGCCACCTTTGCCGCCCATAGCAAAAAGCAATCCATAAGAGGTTATACCACCTGTACCACCTGAGCCAGCGGCGTTAACTCCACCAGTACCAGCAGTTCCACCAGTACCAGCAGAACCTATAACGCAAGATGATGCAGCAACTGTCCAACCTTGCCAAATAGTTCCACCAGTTCCACCAGCGCCGCCACCACCACCACCAGCAAAACCGTTTACAGTATCCATATTACCACCAGAAGAACCACCACCACCACCACCGCCTGCTCCTACAACTATGGCATAAACTTGGGTTACGCCAGTAGGTAAAGTTACAGTAGTACCAGATGTAATTGTTTGGCGAAGTGCCATTGTTGTTGGGTCAAACCCTGCACTAGCAGCAGGAATAATTGCAATAGTCATTACGAAATCTCCACTCCGCTAATATGATAGTTAATTGTTGTTGCTGATGCAAGACCAGTAATTGTTTGAGTTGTTGCAAGAACTTGTTTAAGGTCAATATATACAGTTGTATTAGCAGCAATTGCCGTAGTTGTATGTAATGAAGTGCCACCAAGAGCCAGTGTAAATGTACCTGCAGATGCAGCGGTATTAGTAATACCAATATTACTTACTACTGTGGTTGTAGAAGCAGGCACTGTATAAAGCGTTCCCGATGATGTTGCAAATGCTCCGCGAGCAAGTGCTTTGGTTGTTGTAGCCATTAGTTACTACCTTTCATATTAGAGGGCACCCATCATTATGAGTGTTAGTTCGTCAATTAAACTTCCTGGTGCATTAGTTGCAGATAAATTAATATCACCTGATACGGTTACTGTTCCAGTTAATGTTGGTGCAGCAGCAAATACCAGTGCACCAGAACCTGTTTCATCTGAAATAACTCCTGCTAATTGAGCAGAAGTTGTTGCAGCAAATTGATTTAATCCACTAGCAGTTAAACCTAATCCCGTAGTAGGATGAACGTGGTCTGCTCTTGCAGTTGTTGTTCCAGTACCAACAGCAGCGGTTCCATTTGCTGCAGGAGTTGTAGAACTTAAACCAGTAATACTGTTAAAAGATGTTCCCGTAGCGGTACCAATGTTTGGTGTTGTAAGAGTAGGTGATGTAGCAAATACAAGTAAACCAGAACCAGTCTCATCAGATATAACACCAGCCAGTTCTGCAGAAGTAGTTGCTGCAAACACTGATAGTTTATCTGCTGTTTTTGCTAATGTAGCAGACGTTGGTATAGTTGTTGAGTTAATAGTTAGACCATTAACATTAGATATTGTTGCACCTGAACTTATAGTTGTACTGCCAAGAGTAGGTGCTGTATAAACGCTAGTTGTAGCAATCTGCACCCAGACAGAACCTGACCAAACATACATTTTATTATCTGTTGAATTCCAATAGATAGCACCTACAAGAAGTGTGTTGCCATCGTTGTCTACCGTAGGAGCAGATGCTTTACTACCAAGGTAACGGTCATCAAAGTTATCATAAGTTGTAGCAGCATCTGTTGCGCTAGTTGCAGCCGAAGAGGCTGATGTTGCAGCCGATGATGCTGAAGTAGCGGCAGATGAAGCAGAAGTTGCTGCTGCACTTGCTGAGTTAGATGCTGTAGTAGCATACGATGCTATAGTAGCAACTGAGTTAGCAGCCGTAGTTGCACTAGCAGCAGCAGATGTAGCAGATGTTGCTGCTGCTGTAGCAGAAGCGGCTGCAGAGGTTGCTGAGGTTGAAGCAGCAGCAGCCTGTGTTGTAGCCGTAGAAGCCGAGTTAGAGGCTGTAGTAGCGCTTGCAGCGGCACTAGTAGCACTTGTAGCAGCAGCCGTAGCCGAGGCTGCGGCACTAGTAGCAGATGTTGCTGCAGCAGCAGCCGAGTTGCTTGCAGTTGTTGCAAAGGCTGATATACTGGATACAGAAGCAGCAGCAGAAGTAGCACTAGTAGCAGCGCTTGAAGCGCTGGTAGCAGCAGCGGTGGCAGAAGCCGCCGCTGATGTAGCAGAAGTAGCAGCAGCAGCAACCTGAGCATCTGCAAAGTCTTTACGTACTGCATCACTAGCATCTGTAGGTGTAGCAAGATTTGTAATCTTGTAAGCACCAGCATTTAAATTAGAACCAAGTGTTGCTGTAGTTAATGTCTTGTTAGTTAAAGTCTGAGTAGCATCATTGATAGTTACAGTACCGCTTGTATTAGGTAGTGTAACTGTATTATCTTGAGTTGGGTCAACTACTGTAAGTGTAGTTTCAAATGCATCTGGTGTTGCGCCTTCAAAGACAATGCTTGCATCTACGCCAGCACCAGAAATGCTTGGGTTAGTAATAGTAGGGGATGTTAAAGTCTTGTTAGTAAGAGTCTGAGTCTTAAGTGTACCTACAACGTCGCCTTCACCCGCTGCGATACCATGCATTGTGTGTGCGCCAGTACCATCGTTGTATCCACCAGTTGCTTCGATGTGAAGGTTGGCTTCACGGAAGTCACGACCAATTGCCATGTGGCGAACAGCAGCACCAGCGGAGTGAGCCTGTCCAGTACCAGCATTCTCAACACCACGTGTAATTGTTAATACGTTAGTACTAACAACCGTGACATCTACAATTTCTTCGAGCGCTGTATCTGGGTCAATGACAACAGTAAATGTTGTACCAGCAGGGACGGTTGCTCCACCAAGTAATGCTGAGCCAGATACGACAGTACAACTTGTTGCTGTATCTGTAATACCTGCTGCTAGCGTAGTTTGCTGTGAGCGAGAGGAGTATTTTCTTGTTGTCATTTAGTTACCTATCGGCTGTAGTGAACACGAATTGGATATTGGGCTTGCTGTCTATCTGTCTCTTCCTTAAGGCGCTGTTGATACAAAGCGTACAACTGCTTGGTAGCAGTACCGCTAGCACCGAACGGACGCTTGCTATCTGTCTCGTCAGCCTGTGGGCTAACTTGAGCAGCACGTGCAGGGTCAAGATATGTAAGAAGACGATATGATGCGCCAAGAATTACTACGTCCCGTGTGGAATTTGGCAGACCAGTTTGTGTTGAGTAGTCTTCTGTATTTGTTGTAAATGGTTCAGGGTCTGTTGCATAGACAACCTTGATTGTGCGACCAGGCTGTACATAGTCACCAATTGTTACTGTCTGTGCTCCAGCACCAAATGCTGTGGTAGATGCTACCGAATCCCATGACCAGTGACGGATAGGAATCCATTCCTGTGAAGGTCCAATGTCTTGCCACATCATTGTCATGATGTTGTGAATGTTTAAGTTGTTGAATGCATACGTTGTCTGTGCTGCATTGAAAGTAAATGTTGTTGTCTTGACCGCAAAGATGATAGCACCAAATGCTGAGATGGTATCATTGATTGCCTTCTTGATAACATAGCGTGGGAAAGTTGGCGTGATTGTAACCTTTGCGCCAGCAGTGTGGGTAGTCTTAGTTGTACCTAGGTAGCCACGACCCCAAGGTGGAACGGTTGCTGTGTTAGATACACGGTCAAATGAATCTAGCCAGATGAGTTCCTCATCAATCTCAATTGTACCCTTACCGATGTTATCGGTAGAAGCCAACTGTAAGATTACTGGGTTAGCAATAGTAGATGCATCTGCAGTTACATTGTCAGTAATGTAAGTTGCTCTATCCTGCTGGTATGTGTAACCTGCAAGGTTGATAAGCACTTCATCAATCATATCATTCAAATTAGGCATTAATAGTCCTTAACGCTGCAAGAGCAGATAGTCCAGTAGTAGATGCTAATTCATTGCAGATAGCATTGAGATTCTTAAAGTTATTAGGTTGACGATTTGCATCAGCCTTATAGTTAAGGGCTGCAATTAGTCCCTTACCTGTTGTTCCAGCCCAGGCATTGGCAGCACCCTGCGATTCTTTGAACGCAGTCATTAGTGGATAATCTCCACCATTTGCTAAACGATTAAGTTCAGCGCACATTGATAAACCAGGAATGCTTGCCATGCTTGGACCTCTTTCTTAAATTACTTGCGCTTGTTAGATGCCATTGAGGCAGATGCTGCCTTCTTTTTTGTGACAGATGAAGCAGCCTTTTTTGCAATTGCTTTATTTGCTGCTGCACGTGCTGCATCTGGACCAGACATACGTGACTGGATAGTTGCACGTGCTCCTGATTGACCAGCCTTTGATGCGTACTCAGAAGGCGTGCCTAGTCCTGACTTAGCCTGAGTCATAGTTGTCTTACCAAATGAACCCTTTGGGCCAACTGTAACCTTTGCTGCTGCAGCCTTTGGTCCTGCTGCTGCCTTGTACTTTGCCATCATTGCTGGAGAGATTGTATTCTTTCCAGTTCCTAGTAGCGCCTTACCAATACCAGACTTTGCTGCTGATGCAACTGCTGGTGATAATTTTGCAGCAACTGCTGCTCCCTTACCCTTTGATGCTGCTAACACGCCAAGTGCTGCTGCTGCTCCAAGAGTTCCTTTAATTACATTTGACTTAGTATTGTTCTTTGCTGCTGGCTTTGTAGATACAGCCTTGATAGCAGCCTTAGTTGCAGGCTTAGCGCCCATTGCCTTTGAGCGAGCAGCATCTGCTGATGTTGACTTCGCTGGAGCATACTTAGACTTTGCTGCTTCTAAACGCTTTGCGCCGTACATACGACGTACACCTTCTTGGAACTCACGTGCCATTCCACCAGATGTCTTACCATTCTTACCAGCCAACGCTAGAGCCTTTGTCATGCCCATACGCTTGATGTCATCGATAGTTGACTGTGATACCTTGCCAACTAGAGCATCTCCTGATAAACCTTTTCCTCCGCCTTTGCGAAGTTTTCCTGTTACAGGTTTCATTGCCATTACCATTTCACCTTGTCTGCCCAATATGCGGCACTCATTTTACCTTTGGATATATTGCTTGCATGTCTTGCTTTGAAAGACTTTCTTCGTGCTGCATAAGATGCAGATTCTCCTGCTTTTTTAGGTGAGCCAGAAACGCCTTGCTGTCCAAAACGTATGGTCTTAACCTGGCTACCTACCTTAGCCACAACAACGTGTGACTTAGTAGGGTGGCTTGGTGTACGCTTTGGCTTGTTATAGCCTGCGACACCAGCCCGAGTCAATCTTGAGTCTTTCATTATCGATACCTTGCTGTCTTTTTTGCTATCTTTTTAGGTTGCCTTACGAACTGCTTACCTTGCTTTGTTCCTTCACGCTTTGCCTTTGATGTTGCAGCATACTCTGATGCAGTCAAAGACTTGCGTGCTTTTTCAGGGAGGTATCTTTCTCCAGTAGCCTTAGCACCTTGTGTACTAGGTCCACCAGATTTCGTTCCCCATTTTTCTTTAGTCCATTTGGATAAAGACTTTTGCTTAGATGTCTTGGCGCCAGAGTAGCCACCGCCAGCCTTCTTGTAAGCCTGTGCCAACAATTGCGCTTTACGAGCAGACCATTGACCAGGGTTACCACCTTTAGAACCAGACATAATTCGGTTCTTGATGCTTTCCCGTAACTCTGGTTTAGTGTATGCCATTACTTCTTCTTTGCCTTCTTAACCACACCTGAAATCTTCTTTAGGCGAGGGTTCTTCTTTAGTGCTGCAGGCGAAGCCTTGCGGGCACCTGCTGCTAGAATTGCTCCTGCACGTTCCATAGGAATGCCTTGCTTTGCAGCAATCTCCTTTTGAACTGCTTTAAATCCGCGGTGTACTTTCTTCTTCATCGTGTTCCACCCTGCTTGTATCCTGGGACCTTAGTGATGTCCCACTTAGCCTTTTCCATTACTAGACGGAATGCTTTGTCTTCTGCGGTCTCTCCACGCAACATCTGAGCACGCTCTGTAGCACGTAGACGAGCAGCATCTGCAGTCTTGTCCTTTACAGGGGTCTTTGACTTTGTAGAGTTAAAACCAAAATCTTTAGCAACTTTCATTGAAACTGCATCTGCTTTTGCTTTTTCTTTTTTTGTAGTAGTATACTGGGCGCTAGACTTTTGCTTTCCTGCTGCCATAATTACATACCACGCTTTCTTACCATTGAACGCTTTGCAACTGCCTTCTTAGCAGTCTTCTTTACAGCACGCTTAGCAGGACCGTATTCAACCATACGTTCCATCTTTCCTTCTTTCTTTTCGTGCTTCTTTGCAGCCTTCTTAGCAGCCTTCATTCCTGCTGCTGTATAAGGAAACTTCTTACCTTCTACCATTGGCATTATATTGCTCCTACTTCTTTGAGTACTTCAACCGATTTTTTATTAATGTCTTGCGCCTTCGGCATCGTGTTGGCATCGTAAGGTTTATTAAGAGCCTCACTAGCAGCGTACGCCTGCTGGATGTGTCTATGTGTTGTTCCTGCTGGTTGGACGCCTTGTGCTCTTGCATCTTTATAGGCATTCAACTCTCCAACCCACTTCTTATCAGAAATAGGTCGTTTTGCATCTCCTGCATTAAGTTGTAGATTTTTAGCCTTACAGCCAAAACATTCAGGTCCACACTTGGTGTGGTCTATAAACACATCTGTAGTTGGAAATGGTTCCTCTGATGTGGCATCGCATTCAGTGCAACCATACAAAGCAGAATAAGGAATCATATCCCCATCTTCTAATCTATAGCCCCACTTAAGTACTTTACTAATATGTTCGTGTTCCATTTGTCCCTACACTTCTGTGAAGTTTGCTTCTGTTATTCCGATATCTGCTGCGATTAAAGCAGCCTTGGTATCATCATTTACTTCATAGTTTCTTCCACCACGATAGACTTCTTCATAAGTTGGAATATCAGAATCTACCAAGTATCGTGCAAGATAGTAGACGCCTTCGTCTTTGACGACCGATACGCCAACATCCATCTTGTAAAAGTAGAATAGGCGTGCATTGCCTATAGGACCTTCTTGTACTGTTGGTGTTTTGAATAGCCAAGTAGCCATTAGTCCTCCTTAGTGAACTTACTGATGAGCAGAGGTTTCCCTCTGCCCACCCGTCAATTAACTACTAGAGAGCAGCGATTGATGAGCCTGTTTCGATACGATACAGTGCTTCTTCGCGGTAGCGAGCAAAGCCAAGTACGCCGTACCAACCCATTGGGCGGAAGCGCATCAACTTGTCAACTACTGGTCCGATAACTGTGTGTGGCTCTTCTGCAACAGCCTGAGCCATTGCTTGCTTTCCACATACAATTGTAGAGTAAACGCGAGTTACTGGAGTTACAGTTACTGTCGCTCCAACTGTTACTGCTGCAGTGTTTGCTGTGTCAACTGTAATGGTTGTTGTTGAACCACTTGTTGAGATAGCAGTAATCTTTGCACCAGATGCAATACCTGTTGCAGCAATCTTGTCGCCAACTTCGGCGCGAGATGCGATAACAGATGATGAAGCAACGCCAATAGTAAATCCTGCTGATGTTCCTGCAACTGTTGCTGTTGTTGTAGCCAATGCTGTCTGGTCTGCACCTGACTTAGTTGAGTACAAACGTGGTGACTCTACGAAGAACGCGCCTTCGTACTGTCCAATTTCTCCAGCCCAGATGTTGTCTGGTGAAGAGTAATTGTGTGGGTCGCGCCATCCTGCTGCGCCTGTCTCTGCACGAAGGTCGTGTGAAACTTCTGGGTGGATACCTGTCCAGTATAGTGAACCCTTGCGGTATGCAGCCTTGTTTGAACGCAACTTAGCAACAGCCTTACGGATGTCTGCTGAGTCTAGTGTAGCAGCAGCAGTGATTGTTGCTGTTGATGTAGCGGTTGAACCGCCGTAGATTACATTGCTTCCACCGCGAAGTGTAGTCATTGCAACCTGGTCGATTGAGTCTGCAAGGTTGAACGCAATTACGTTAGCAATTGCTGGGTCAACGTCTGCAAGTGAGAATAGTTCCAAAGCACGTGTTACAAGAACAGAGTTACCGTACTCGTTAAGAGTAATTGTAACTGTGTTAGGTGTTGACAATGCTACTGCATCTGGGTCAACTGTCTCTGTAAGTGTGTCTGTTACTGCGTTTAGGTCAACGTACTTCTGTAGAACTACTGTTGAACCTGGGATTGATTGCTGTGCTGGAGTCTTGTCTGCGACTGAACGAATTAGTGGTTCGGCGCGGAGAGCGAACTCAAGAAGACGGTCATACGCCTTCTGTACAAGACCTGCACCGCCGA